AGATTCTCGCCAAGAACAACGGATTCCCGAAGTTCCTGTATCCGCCGGCCGATTCCAATAACGAGCCGGTTTTCGTGCTCAAGCAGGAAGAAGAGGATGCGCTTGTGGCCCGCGGATACACCCGCGAGTACACGCACCGGGAATTTCCGAAGGCCATCTACCGGCGCAACATGCACCCCAAGTTCGCCGGCTTGCTCGATGACGGAACTCCGGACCCTGCCGTCACTCCCTACGTGGAAACACGCATCGTGAAGGATGAGAAAATCCTGGCGGCGCTGATGAAGGCCACTCCCGGCAAGGAAACAGGACCATGGGTTTCCAGTGTTTCAAAGCTTGAGCCTCTGCCCGAAGACGCCGAAGACCCGGCGCTGGTAGTGGCGCGCTTGCAGGGGCAACTGGACGAGGCGCAACGCAAGGCCGACCGCGCCAAGGGGTAAACCGTGGCGAGTATCACTCTGACGCAGGTCGCGCAGTTCGCGGCGCTGGAACTAGGCGTGCTGGACTCCGGCGAGGGGCTGTCCGCGCAGCAACTCGCCGATTTTCTTTACAGCATCAATGCGGCCATTGACAACCGTTCCAGCGAACAGGCAGAGGTGCTGTCCGTCCTGATTGCGACATTTGTGCTCACCGCAGCACAGCAATCGTATACCATCGGCACCGGCCAGAACTTCAATACCGCGCGCCCGGTGGCGATCACGGCGGCCCAGCACATTTTGACTGTTAGCGCGCATCCCTACGAGACTCCGATCGAGGTTCAGCACGCTCGCCAGTGGGCAGCCAACATGGACCGGGGTAGCAGTTCGCTCGTGGTGCGCAAGCTGTTCTATGACCGCCAGTTCCCGACCGGCAATGTTTACCTCTCACCGATCCCCCTTACAGCCAGTTCTATCGAATTGACGATGTGGCAGCCTCTCGGACAGTTCGCGGACGCCACAACGCCGCTCACCGTTCCGCCTGGCTACAGCGATTGGTACAACCTGCTCGGCTGCATCTGCATGGCACCCCAGTTTGAGATGGCGGTACCGGCCAGCGTTACCGCCCGGTACGAGGATGAAATCGGGCGCATTCGCAACCTCAACGCGCAACTGCTTGGGCAGGCGCCGCCGGCCGGACAGACAAGCGCTGTGGAGACCCCTGGAACGCCTCCGGTGGTGGGTCAATGACATGAGCGGAATCACTTTTACGCAAATAGCCTATCTGTCCATGCGGGACTTAGGCGTACTGCGCCCGGCGCAGGTCGGTTCGCCTGACGTACTTACCGATATGCTTGCAGCATGCAATTACATGCTCGACAGTTACAAGCTGAACCGGTTCCTAGTCCTCGATCAAAGCGTGGCAACGTATGCGTTGACCGCCAATACCCAATCTTTCACAATCGGCGCTGGTGCAACGCTCGACGGCCCGCGCCCAACATCCATTGAGAAGGCTAATGTAATTGTTACTCTGGGCGGGAATCCCGTGCGGCAACAGTTAGAGCTCATAGATTTCAAGAGGTGGAGTGAGATCAATCTTCAGCAGGTAACTCCCAGCCTGCCGCAGAAATTGTATTACCAGAAGACAATCACCGGGGCTGGGTACGGTACGATCTTCATCTGGCCGCAAGCAGATTCGGCCTACGGCCTGGAACTTTATACCTGGGACCAGTCTTCCTGGAGCGGGTTTACGGACTTGACGACCGCCTATGTCTTTCCTCCAGGGTTCGCGGAGATGATTCAAAAGAATCTGGCGGTGCGCACCTATCCCATGCTGCGCGTTTACCTCAAGATTCCGATGGAGCCGCTCGCATTCGGGGAACTGAAGTCTCTTGGGGAGCAACTGCGCATACAAATGCAGCAGTACAACGCCCCGGAAACCACCATCGCTCCAGACCGCACTGAGCCTGCCGGACAAATGATCGAGGCTGATCGTGAAGCTCCCCAGGTGAGACAGTGAGCGTTACGTTCACCCAGATTGCTTACTTGGCACTCCGCGACTTGGGAGACTTGAATCCGGCAGAAACGGCGGCCGGTTCCATGCTGGCAGACATGCTCCTTGCCTGCAATAACATGCTGGACTCGTGGAAGCTGGATCGCCTTATGGTCTTGCGCCAGCTTCAGAGCATTTACGCGCTGCAAACCAACGTTCAGGAGTACCGGATCGGACCTGGGCAGATCGGCTCAGGAACCGATCCCGTTACGGGGAATCAATGGAACGGAATCAACGCAGTTCGGCCAACGTACATCGAGACCGCGAATATCATTTTGAACAACTTTTCGCCCGTCGTGCGGCAACCGCTGGCGCTCATCGACTTCCAACGATGGGCCGATATCCGCGTGCAACAAATCCCTGGTTCTATCCCCCAGGCGTTGTACTACGACCGCGGATTCGACCAGATCTCCGGCTACGGCACGTTGAACCTCTGGCCCGGCCCACTACTGAATTACGGTCTGGAACTGTACACCTGGGACCAAACCCTGTGGAACGGCTTTGTGGACTTGATTACGCCCTATATCTTCCCGCCCGGATATGTGGAGATGATTCAAAAGCAGTTGGCCGTCCGCTGCCGGCCGCTAGTGGAACTGGCGGGGCTCCGCATATCGCCCGAGAACTGGTCTGGACTGAAGATTCTGGCTGCCACGCTGAAGCTTGATATGGAGCAGTACAACGCGCCCACGCCGCTGCTTTCCTGTGATTCGGCGTACCTCGGAAGCTCGCAGAAAGGGGGCTGGAATTACAGCATTGGTGAAGACCGCATGTTCGGACGTGGATAAGCAAAATCCTACTGTGTACGTTTTCACGGTCCAGTACTGCCATGCTATTTACCGGGGCACCCAAAACGGTCATGCTGGAACTTCGGTACCATTTTAGGTAGGGGGGCTGTTTTTTTCCTATGACCGACCGATTGCTTACCATTTACGTGACCTTCCTTGCGGGCGTGCCTGCCCTGCTCACGGTGTTTATCTCGCTGCTCATTATGTGGCGGCAAACCCGCACCACCGAAAAGATCGTGGAAGTGCACGACATGGTGAACGGCCGGTTAACGGAACTCATCACGTCGATGAAGTCGCAAGCTGCTGCGCAACAGGAATTACACGGCGTTCTGGAGCACGCGGCGGGCGTTACTGAAGGTGTTTCCAAATCTGAAAACGTGCACTCACCAGGAACACGGCGAGGGTAAGTCTTTTGGTCATGTGCGCTGAAATGATGTAAAGTAGGCGTGAGATGCCAATTCTGCCGCCTTCGGCCTTCGCTTTCTGCGGCCCGACCTACCTGGGAATCTCCCCGGTAATCGACGCAGAGCGCAGCATCAACCTTTTCCCTGAGCTGGAGATTGGCAGCGCCAAGAGCCAAATCGCACTGATCGGCAGGGCGGGTATGTCGGCCACTCCGTTTATCACCCTCCCCACGTCTCCGCTGCAAGCCTTTTGGGTAGGTGCTAATCGCCTCTTCGTGGTAGCGGGCGCGACGGTGTACGAACTCAACCCGAACGGAACGATCAAGACGAACTACGGCGGCTACCCCTACCTCCTGAACGAGGGGCCGGTCTACTTACAGGCGAACTCGGCCGGCACGCAGTTGATTATGTGCCCGGCGGGAGCGGGGCAAATCTTCAACGTGGCCGCCGGACCTCCGCCCGTCATTCAACAGGTCACGACTACCGGGGTAGGAGCGGGATTCTACGGGATCGCCCTCGAATACCTGGATGGTTTCTTCATCACGATTGCTCATGCCGCCTCCCTCCAGACAGCCAGTCCAAACCAGATCAACGTGAGCAACCTTGAGGACGGCACCATGTGGGACCCGCTCAACTATGTGGTGCGCAGCGGATCGTCTGACCAGGTGATCGCCCTGGCTGTCCTCAATTCGCTTCTGTGGATCTTCGGCGAGCGCACCATCGAAATCTGGTACGACGCGGGGAATCCGCTCTTTCCATTGGCTCGGATGCAGGGAGGTACGATCAACCTCGGTTGTCTCGCCGCGGCCTCGGTCGTCAAGTTCTACAACACGATCATGTGGGCGGGCGCGGATGCCACCGGGTACTGCCAGATCTACATGACGCAGGGTCTCGGTCCGATTCCCGTGAGCACGCCCGCGATCGAGAACCTCATCAACCAGACGCCGGCATTCGAGCTTCCGCTGATGTGGGCCTACGCCGAACAGACTGGCGGCCACACGTTCTACGTGCTCAACATCTGCAATTCCGCCTACCAGCCCACGGCG